TACTTCATAACGGATGCTCAACCAAGGAAGAGTTGTGAAGAATTGTTCATGCCGCGTGTCTTCTCTTCAAAAGGGAAGAAATTCGACGGTGTGTTAGTCGGACGGAACAAAGATGGCAAGGTGTACACCAATATGGTTTATGAGTGTGAATTCAAAAAGACCAGTTTTGATGGTGAGACCTTCGATTCTTGGGTTCCAGCTAGGTGTGAACGTAAAACCGTCCGTGGGGATTGTGGCAGCGTTTTGCTACTCTTCACTCACAGCGGTCCAATGATTGCCGGTTTCCACAGACTATTGTTTGAAAACTTCCTTTCGTGGCACATTGCTATCACAGCGTGTCATAGAGAGGATTTGCCAGACTTGTCCAATGTGGTAGGCCGGGGTGATCCGAAGCTCGATTCACCAAGCAGTCGCTTCGGCGAACTTCAAGCACTCCATCCAAACTCTCACGTTAGATTTATAGAGAGTGATTTGAGAGCTGAAGTTTTTGGTTCGTTCAACGTTTGGCGTACGGAACCTCGTTCAAAGATGCGTAAGACGGTGTTTTACGATGATTTGGTTGCTCAAGGTATTGACCCACAAATGTTACCAGCGGTCATGAGCGGTTGGAAGGCTGACCAGAGAAATCTGAAAAAGCTTACCACCAATAACGTCCAAATTAACGAGGTTATCCTACGTGCAGCTGGTGAAGCCATGCTGAAGTCGTGGGAACCTGCGCTACCATTTGCTCGTGAAGAGATGATGATTTACGATGTCAACAGTTCCCTTAACGGGGTGGCTGGTCTTAGATTCGTTGATCGAATGAATTTCGCTTCGAGTGCAGGGTGGCCGTATTGTACTTCAAAGAAGGCATTTCTGATTCCAGATCCCACAGATGAAGATGAACATCGTGTCCGTGTCACGGACGAGATTATGTCTGATGTGGAACACATTTTGGATGAGTATGCCAAGAACAACACTAGTTGCACAGTTTTCCAATATGCCAAGAAGGATGAGATGCGTCCCATTCAGAAGGTATTAGATGAGAACACAAGAGGCATCAATGGAGGTCAGTTTGGATTTACGATTGTTATGCGTCAGCTAACGTTAGCTATGACGCGTATTATGCAATTGAATCCAGACATCTTCAATTTGTGTGTTGGTCTTGAGGCACAAACAGCCCAATGGAGTGAGCTCCTCGCTCGCCTCAAGCGCAAGGGTTTCACTAAGTGGGTGGCCATCGA